TCATTGTGCGGCTAATGGGATAGTCCTTACGCCAACATGGGAGGAAGAGTTTATCTCTGAAATGTGTAAGCAAAACACAAAGTGGGGGAGATTATGCGGTAGGATTAGTATGAAAAAAATACACAGAAGGAAGCTTTCACTCACATCGGTTTTGTCATTCTTGAACATGATGAAGGCATGGGCGCAGTCTACACTATCCGGTAAAGGTGCATTTGTAACGCAGGCTGAAGCTGAAAGAAGGGCTTCTGTGTGTGCTGACTGCCCAATGAATGTTACTCTTCAGTTTTCATGCGGGGCGTGTATGGGGGCAGTTATAACGCTAATGAGTTCCATTATTGGGAACAGGAAGACAGAGAGAGATAATGATCTTGGGGCGTGTCTTGTATGTAGTTGTTCACTCAAGGCTGCTGTTCATGTCCCTGTTGATATTCAGCGGGAAGGATTAACTGAAGAAATTAAAGAAGACTTTGATAAAATAACGCATTGCTGGAAAAGGATAGAAACATGAACTTTTTACATGAACGAGACTTTGGTGATATTGTATTGAGCCTATCTGCTGTTAAGGCTGCTGGTGGTGGAAACTACTATATCCAAAACAATCCTAAAGCCGTTAAGGTAGTTGGGCCTCTCATTGAGTTTCAACCATACATCAAAAAATTCGGCAATGCTGGCAAAGAATCAATAGACAAATCGTTTGTTGATTTTCGCAAACAGGGACATCCTTGGGGAGTACCGCTTGCATTGCATCATGCTAAATGGATAGGGCAAGAAGTTGATTTTTCAAAACCATGGCTAACCGCTTGCGAAGATAGTCAATATAACGGCAAGATTATTGTTAACAAGACCGAGAGATATGCAAATCCGTTATTTCCATGGTGTGAATTAGTTAAGTTATTTAGAGATAAGATGCTTTTTGTTGGGCATGATAATGAGTATGCATTGTTCTGCCGTAGATTTGGAAGGATTGATAGGTTAGTTATCCGCGATTACCTCCACCTTGCTACAGCCATTAATAGTTCTGAATGTTTTATTGGAAACCAAAGTTCAGCTAATTGCATTGCAGAAGGGCTAAAACACAAAAGCATTCAAGAGGTTTGTTTGTGGCAACCGGATTGTATCTATAAACGAGACAATGCTACATTCTGCTACGATGGCACTATTGATACTGAGATAGCTGGAGTTAGGGTTAAGATAGAAAGACCCAAACCTGTAATGAATAAGCAAGAGTCACCGCAAGGTGGGTGGAAGTTAACAATTAATGGAAAGCTATTCAGTAGTTATGCTCTTGATGTTATAATAAATCATGCAAGGAATAACGGAATCTTTGGAAGTAAAAAAGACATTGAAGATAAGATCATTGATGAAACAATCGCAAGTAATCAAGTATCTACCATTCCAGACAGATTTGCACATGATGTTAAGCGTGTTAAGGAATTGCTTGAAAAACTATGAATGAAGCAAGTAAGGCGATGAAGCGCAGGATGGTTGAGGATGAGCTTGGAATTTTCAACTGGAGTCAGATTATTTGCGGTGATGGAATTGATGTAGGGTGTGGGCCGGACAAGATACGCGATGATAAGTGCATTGCGTTTGATCAAGAGCAGGGTGACGCTAATAAGATATCGGAATACTTCACACACAAGTTTGACTACCTCCATGCATCTCAATGCTTGGAGCATATGCATGACCCATATACTGCAATGGTAGAGTGGCTGGAGATCGTTAAGACCGGAGGACACGCAATCATATCAATACCTGATTGGACTTTGTATGAAGGAAGGGTGTGGCCATCTCGCTATAATCCAGACCATAAAAGTACGTGGAGTTTTACATTTGATAGCAGTCCATCAAAGCATCATGTAAATATATACAAGTTTCTGACAAAACTATCACATATTTGTTACGCTAAAAGGGTAATGCTTATTGATAACAACTACAACTATAGCTTATCTCAAAATGTAGATCAGACGTTTGAAGAGTCAAATGGAGTTGAAGCCTTTATTGAAATGGTTTTATGCAAGGTCTGATTAGTAAATAGACCGGAACTTGCTGAACGCTTGCTTCCATCCACCGCTCGTTATCTTATTGTTCGTATTTAACGCCTTTGTTGCTTGAGAGCTATCGAGGTTCAATCTTTCCCTTGCGAGAGCCAGCAGGCCCATCCCAGCGTCAGCAATGTCAGGTGAGATACCAAACCTTGATTTCATTTCAGACTTTGGCAGAACCTTAATGCGGAGGGCCAGGTTCTTCTCCCCATTTGGATCAAGTTTCCTCATGCACATTTCACGCAGTAACTCATCTCCGATTCCCTTAACTTGCCCAGTCCTCATATACTCTTTGGCTGAATACCAAATTTCCGACACCGAGTTGACATACCTTTCGTGAGATGGAGTTGGATCGTAAGCTGACACTGGATTATCAGATGCTCGTCCACCAAATTGCAGGCCATATACATCTTTTGACCATGCTACCGAGATAAAATCTCCCAATGGCCCACCAGCACCGGACTTATCATATCCAGCGTTCTTTGGTTGAACTCCCCGTGATACACATTCATTTCTGAACCATTGCACTACTTGCTGTGATCTTGTCAGGGATTTGTCTGTAACATCCTCACTGAACACAAGAAACTCGTCATACTGAAGACCTCGATACCCGTGGGGTTCTGCAAGCTTACCAACAGTTCCAAAATATAGAACAGTTCGATCTCCTCCATTTGTAAAAGAAGGATCAAGGAATGCTACTTTTGTCTTGTCGTTATCCAACCATATTGCTTTGTCTGTAGCCTTGGAGTTTAATATTTCTACCTCGGAGTAAATCTGATCTGTGATTCCTGCTGGACACCAGAATCCTCGATACATCCTCCAAAATGAAGAGGTATTCTTAGCATCCTCTGGAATCTTTTCAAAGTCTGCTGGGCCTTCCATCCATGAGTAAATTTTCTTTCTCGCAACCATGTTAGGGTTTTTCAATCCATCAAAATGCAAGCATACTCCACGGGCTGTTTTCCACTCTTCATCGTCCACATCAATTGAATCCCATCCTTCTTTTGGTTTAGCAAACTTACCAAAAGCATCAACATACGAAGCTGGGTTTGAAATGCCTATGAACTGGAAGTGTTCGCAACCTTTAGACAAGTTGAAAAACGCAACTTCAGTAATAGCCTCGGATAACTCTGACAACTCATCAGCCACAAAGATTACATTCTTATTGTGGATACCTTGCATCTTACCAGTAGCATCACGCTCTTTCTTCTTCTCGCCAGGGATCAGTACAATGCCGGAAAGGTCTGATCGCTTTCCATCTCGACCCACATAACTGATCTTATTTTCAGAATCAACAAGATGTCCAGGCAATCCAAGTTGTTCACATACCCCCCAGTATCGAGTAATCTTACCCCAAATACGCTGCTTTGATGCCTTAATGGTAGTAGATGTTGCAAGAACTGTAGTATTTTCTGGATCGGCAAGGTAGTTAACAATAGCCCATATTGCGTACGCTTCTGATTTACCACAACCACCTGAGCCAGCTATTGCGAGATACTCATGCTCACAAGCGGCACGAATCATTTGTTCAGCCCAAGGATGCCAAATAAAATGGACTGTAGCTTTAGTATCCCGCTCTGGCCAAAAGGCTCTGGCTATTCTTTGAAAGTGGTGAAATGTATCAACGCCACCAATATCCTTTGGAATCCTTTTCGTTATCTTCTCTCGGAACATAGCCAACTCAATAGCTATTTGGTGTGTGTTTTTTCGCCAGTTAAACCCATATTGGTGCAAGTAGCCTTCCATGGGATCGCCAAAAATCGGAACAAAATTCATCAAAAAAAGATTACAATAAATTTGAATTATCGCAAATAGTTATTGCAATAAAGTTGAGGTATGTTAATTTTGCTTGGACATGACATTCTTACAAGAATTGGGTTTTCAAAAAACAAAGTCAGAGATTTTCATTGACGAGAAGCGACCAGACATTGACTTTAACATTATTGTAACACCGAAAGATTATGCTAACGGAATTAAACACAACCCTATCAAATCTCCACTTGCTCTTGCAACATTACGGGCAATTGAGGGAAGTGGATTCGTGTTGGATCGGGCAGGCTTTAAGGTTATCATTATTTCTCGCGGTATTTATGAGTATGGTTTCTTTATGCCTCGGAGGGTGTGGAGGAAGGTAAATTGTCAGGAGTTTGTAGATGAGTGTTCGCCTATGCACCCAATAAAATTTAAGGCAACATTCACAATGCTATTTTAATATGAAGCTAACAATCCCAGTATCAAGGCATGATCGTCACTTGATCCCAACCCTCGTTAAGTCCCTTGAATTGTTTAAGCCTGGTGCAGACCATGAGCTTATTGTGTTTGGGTCACGCGAAGTTGAACAGGATGTTTTAGAACTTGAGAAGAAAATCAAACATCTATTCGCCCTGTCTGAAACCTTGATCATTGATGATACAATGTTGGGTTGGCCAATGTCATGCAACTTCTATTTTCAAAAGCTATGTGCATACATTTCCGGCAAGAAAGATGTTGATGCATTTATGTGGTTTGAACTTGATACCACAATTATTAAACCTGATTGGCTTGATGTAATTACGGATGAATACTATACCGACACAACGAAGGCAAATAAAGAAAAGCGCATTCCGTCTATTTACCTTGGGGCAAAAGAACGTGCTTATGAGGGGAGGAATGGCGAACTTCTACCGGAATCGATTGCTGGACAACGCATGGCTCCTGTTGGTGTATACTCAAAAGAGATATGTTTCTCTCCTGTATTAAACTCCTTGTCTCTTACAAACAGGCATTGGACGCATGTTATCCAATGGTATGTCGTTAAGAGATTAAAAGATTCCCAATTAATTCAAAATAACTGGCGTACAAAAAACTATCGCCATGAACAAGAAAACATTGTATGTGATTCATATTCCAATTTAGCTTGGAACATTCATTGGAACAATCCATTGAATGATAAGGCTGTCCTTGTACACGGGTGTAAGGATGACTCGCTTTTCAAGCTATTGTTGGACAATAATAATAACGATATGAAAATGATGAAGAACTTGTCGGTTGAAGATGCCGAAGACATTGTGGATGATATTGAAGATGTTTCTGATTTGGACGCAGAGAAACAAACCAAGATATATAAGCAACATGCATCTAACCAAAAGTTCTTCAGAAAAAATAAAAAGGAAACTGAAGAATGAGCGATGTATTAGAAACACTTTCAAATAATGGAACCCCTCCAACATCGAGGATAAAAGATGCAAGGTCAGCTTATGAGATTTGGGAGACACTACGACGAGCGGATGCCGTTTCGTCTTTTGACCGCAGTAAGATTGATGCTGCGTATGATAACGAAAGACCATACGACGAAAGAGCGTTGATCAATGCTGGGCAGTCATATAGAGTAAATGTATCTTGGGGGTTTGCAAAGCAAGTCCTTGACACTGCAATGGCCGGATACACCGACATTATCAATGCACCGCAAACATTCTTTTCATGCCCTACGATGTACGGGACGCAAACAGAGAACGATGAGTTGTCTCAGGTTGTAGCTCAAGAGGTAACTGCTGCCATCCGGTCTTGGCGTAACTTCTTCCCAACATACCTCAAACTTTGCAATAGCTTTATCAAACATGGCGTTGGCGTTGTGATGTTCAATGACGAGTGGGATTGGCGCTGGAAGTCCACAGATATGTCGGACTTCAAAATTCCTCGCAAGACAGAGATCGGACAGGACAATATCGATGTGGCTGCTTGCCTGCGTTTCTATAGCCCCACACAGCTTTATCAACTTATTAAAGACGAGGAGACAGCAAAAATCCACGGGTTCAATATTGAGGCTTGTCGCAGATCAATTATCCAATCTGTAAATAATAACAACAATTACTCAAACTTTAGACAATATGATTGGGAGAAGCTTGAAACAGAACTTAGAAACAATGATCTGTTCTTTACTACTCAGGCCGCAAACCAACAGTCAATTCGCGTGGTTCATTTGTGGGTAACTGAATTTGACAATCGTGTATCGCATTACATGGTTAACGATGATAACTCCGTGCAGGATTTCCTATTCAAGAAGGTAGGTAGGTTTGAAAATAGCTATCAGGCATACACCGTATTTACTTATGGGGTTGGAACAAACGGCTACTATCATGGAGTCCGTGGGCAAGGGTATGATGTTTTTGCAATCAATGGTGCTTTGAATCGTGCATATTGTTCATTGCTTGAAATTGCATCGTTTGGTTCTGCACCAACATTTCAACCTAAAGACGAGACTGCGTTGCAAGAGATGCAGTTTATCCCAAATGGAATCTATAATTTGCTTTCACCAGGAATTGAGGTCATTAAAGATACTATAGTTCCCAATGTTTCCAGCGGAACCCTGCCAATTGTAAGTGCCTTCACTCAACTCTTCAGAGAACGCACGGCAAGTTATAATACAGAATCCTTGGTAAATACTTCGGTTGAGAAATCAGCAACACAAGTACGCGCTGAACTTAGCAATATTGCTAAAATGAGCGTGTCAAGCTTGAACCTTTTCTTTGATCCATGGGAATCGTTGATGCGTGAAATGGTGCGTAGATTGAAACGAAAAGACTATGATGCCCGTGAGCCAGGTGGTAAGCAAGTTATCGAACTACATAAGCGCCTTCTACGTAGAGGCTCTGAATCGTTTGGGGCAAAGGATAGATATCTCCAAGCTTTCTTCGACCTTGATGTGGATAGGTTGCGTATTACAAAGCCAGTAGGAGCCGGATCAGAGGCTGCTCGTATGGTTTCCTTTGATCGACTTATGGGAATCTTTGGTAGCCTTCCAGACTTTGGCAAACAAAACCTTATCTGGGATATTGCTTCTGAAACCGCAGGGTATGAGAATGCTGCTCGTTATGCCATTCAACCTGGAGATTCTGAGCGTCCTACTATTGATGCATCCATCGCACAAATCGAGAACAATCAACTAATTGCAGGCAGCAATATACAAGTTCTTGATGGCCAGAACAACCTTGTACACGCCAAGATTCATGTCGAAGCACTTAATCCTTTGGTTACTCAAGCACAAGAATTGCTTGAACTTGACCCAATGCAGTTAGCTCCAATGCTTGGTGGTATTAATGCGCTTAATGCTCATGTTGCACAGCATGTGGAACTACTATCTCAAGACCCGAAAATGCGTAGTGAGTCAGCAATGTTCCGTCAGGTTCTTCAGAACGCAGATGAGATTCTCCACAATGGCACTCTCAAGGTTCAGAAGCTTATGGCTCAACAGCAACAGCAAACGATGATGCAAGGTGGAGCAGAACCAGAGCAGGCTCAACCTCAAATTGATCCTGCTATCCTGGCAAAGATTGATTCTGAAAGAGCAGTCCGGCAGGCAAAGCTTGAAATGGATATGCAGACACACCAGCAAAAAATGGTTATGAGACAACAAGAAGCATCGCAAAAATTAGCATTGAGAGATGCCGAGGTTGCAAGCAAAATTCAAACGCAAGGGGTTAGAGTATGACACAAAGACAGTTATTTCAACTAAATTCAGACAAGGTATCAATGCTTGAATCATTATTGCAGATGCCAATATTTAAGGAGGCAGTAACTATAGTAAGACAAGAATGCTCTCCTAAAGCACCAACAGATATTGAGGCAGCAAAGTCAATCGGGGCTGAAGAATTTATTAATAAGTTAACTCTTTTAACAAGGGTAAACCAAAAGAAGTTGAATGATTTGGACAAAGAGTATATTGTTCAAGCGAGAAGAAAACTTTTGTCTACTGGATTATATACAGAAGATGAAATATTGGAGGCAGAACGCCTTTCAATGGGAGTAAACAATCAACAGGAATAACATTATGAAAAACAAAGAAACAGCAGTTAAAGCACCAGCAACTTCCAGCAAGAAAACGAGCGTTGGAACCAAGAACAAATCTTGGGGCGACCGTCATCGTGCGGGAATCAAGAAATAAGTAATATGTCAGAACAAACACAAGAAGCACCAACAACAACAGACTCGGCAATCTCTAATCTAAAGAGTGCGCTGACATCCATTGCTAACAATGACCTCGCTGTCCAGCCACCGAAGGAGAGTAAGCCTATTGAGCCTACTCAACCTTCACCAGCAACAGAAGCAAAACAAGAAACGCAGGCCGAACCTACTGGAGGAAATGAGGAAAATAAAGCTGAAACTCCTACTAAAGATGTTCAGTCCGAAGTAGAGCCAAGTGAAGACAAGGCTAAGATTCGCTGGAAGGAATTGAAGCAAGCGGAGTCTGAACTTAAAACCGCACAGCGAGAACTCGCAGAACTTAAATCTAAAGGTGAAGAATATGAGCAAGCTGCAAGCGAAGTATCTGAACTTAAAGAGCAACTTGAGGCTATTCAGCAAGAGCGCGAAGCACTCGATGGTGAACTTTATTTAACGAGGGTTCAGTCAACAAGAGAGTGGAAGCAATACATTGCAGAGCCTCTAAACCAAATCATTCAAGATGCAGAGTTTTATTCGCAAAGGAATAAGACGGATGCAGGAGACCTTATTAATGCACTTCAAGCTGACAGTAATGGTGATCCGATTAAACTGGAAAACCTTATTTCAGACTGGTCTGAACGCGACAAGACAAAGGTTTGGGCATTGGCGGATAACTTGCTTCAGATCGAAAAGCGTAAGGGAGAACTTGAGGAAAACTCAAAGGCTGCATACGAGGCTTCTATGGAGCGTCAAGGCAAGGAACAGCAGGATCAATACAAGCAATATATTGCTCAAAGAGAAACTGCGGTGAGTGAGGTTCTACCAAAGATCAGCGAAAAAGTATTTAGTCTTTTGCCAGAAGACAAGAGACCGGACATGAACAAGCTTCAACAAGAGGTAATGGGTTACGATGAATGGCCTGAGAACCTAAAGGTTTACGGAATTCTTGGGGCAACTGTTCTTCCTGACTTGGTTGATCAAATCACCTCACTACAGAAAGAGTTGAGTGATGCTAAAGAAAACAATGTGAAGCTCCGTGGCGGCGCTCCTGCTGCGGCTGGTGGCAATTCACCAAGGACTCCAAATGAAACATCAAAGTCAGTTGACTACACTAAAGTAGATACTGATGATTTTGTTAAGAGTCTTGTAAGTAGGATTTCTGGTTAACATTTGCGTCTGGTGTAGATGCTGAATAGGGCGGGATTAAAAACCCCGCTCTATTTTTTTTATTGATTTTGAATTGCATTTTATTTAATTAAATCCCATGAAAGAAAAACTAAAAGAATCCCTTAAAGGGCTTTATAAAAAAAACCCTTTAGCTGAAAAACTTTCTGATAAAGAAGCATATTATCGCGCAGTAGATAGGAAGGCTTTTGAGGATTACGAAAAGAATAAAGTTGTTAGAGCGTCACCAACTGGCCGCCCATTGGGAATTAAATTTGGAGGAAGAGAACTTTCAAGAGGAACTGAATTTCCAGCATTTCAAAGGGGAAGGGTTTTAGAGTCTTATTTACCAAAAGATGGAGAAGGATATATTTATGAATCAAAACGCCCAATGGTTGCGAGGGGTGAGATAAATCCAGTAACAGGAACGCGAGTTACTGGAAGGCACTTTGCCAGTAGACCATTTGACCCCTTTACTGGAAAAACCGCTCCAGAAATTAGCTCAGCAGAGGTTCGTGTGTTTCACGGAAAACCAAATCCTATTATGGGATATAAGGAAGTTGGAAAGGGATACCCTGTTGTTCAAGCTGCCAAGCAATCATTAGCAAGAACGGCAAGAGGCGTTGCAAAAGGTTTTGGTTCTGCTGCATTGGCTGGCGTTGCTGCCGCCGCCGTTGAGCCTTTTGCTGAAGCGGCAATGCAAAAATATGAAGAAACAATGGGATATGAAACTCCAGACCCTAAATCTACAGCCGGAAGATTAAGAGCATTAACTATAGGGGGTGGGCCTCTTGCTGCCCCGTATGAGGTTGGAAAAGCAGCAACTGAACTTGTTACTGATATTATTCCGTCAGCGGCACAACTTGCTTACGAAAGATTTATTGAATCTCCTGCAAGGGAGAAAAGAATAAAAGAGCGTACGCCGCAAAAAAAATCAGATAAAAAGAAATCTTAATTATTGTTAAAAATAATGCTTGCTTATTTTAACAGCGTAACCTATTTGTCGAAATGCAAGTTGTAAGACTTGTTTAAAAATCTTACATGGATCGCTGATTCCTTAACATCAGTAAACAAATTGAGCTTATAAACCCGAAAGGTCTTTGAGGTGGCTCACCAAAGAAAAATAACGCAATTACATTTGGTAACTTAAAAGCTCTTGTAATTCACAACCAAACTTAAAATAGAAAGATAAAAAATTATGTCTCAGTATAATCTCGCTGATGTAAATAATCAGCTTCAACAGGAAGCCGGACGAATCGGTGAAATGATTTCGTCCAAACTCATCGCAACTGACCCTTGGAATCGTCTTATCAAACAAGACAACTTCCCTGCTGGAATGGGCGAATCCATTCAGACTCTTATCCAAGAGCGTACAACTGTTCCTAACGCATCCTCGACTGCGTGGGAAGATGTTGGAACTAATGACGGCACTGGTAATACTTGTAACCCAACACCACAGGTTGTTGAGTTTGCTCGTACTCTCAAGAGCTACAACCTCCAACAGTCCGCTATCCGTAGCCCTGGTTTCTGCGTGAACGATCTTCGTACCGCATGGAAGGCTGAAGAGCAACTTGCTGGTGAAGTTAAGGTTCTTAAAGAGAACTCCCAGTGGTTCTGGAGCAATCGCTATCGTGATGAGTTTTCTCGTCTCTCTGGCAACAAGGTTGTTACTGATGTCAACGATTCGTTGGCAATGTCCACAAGTGGATCAAACCAAGCATTCCCCGCTGCGGCTCCTGCCTATGCGTTGGATCAAGGTATCCTCGATCAGTTCTATCTTGATCTCTCCCGTGATGCGGCTGAAGGTCATTATGCAATGGTTGATGGTGAACCTCAGTATGGTCTCATCTGCTCGCCAGAAACAAGCAACTACCTCAAGAAACAGAATGCCGATATCCGTCAGGATTTGCGCTTCTCTTCGCAGGTTGATGAGCTTATCAAGCCATTTGGTGCTGCATTCAGCTACAGCGGCTTTGTCCACTTGGTTGATCGTCAGGCTCCTCGCTACAACTTCGTTGATGGTGCGTTTGTTCGTGTGCCGTTCTTCAGCACTGCCCCTGCCAACACTGGCAACAAGGCTGTTGTGAACCCAGCATACCGCACTGCCCCATATGAAGTTAGCTTCATCTACAACCCCCATGTTTATACCTCGCGTGTTGCACAGGTTATCACAAGCCCAGGTTCCGGCCTAAAGTTTGATCCTGTTAACTATCGTGGTGAGTTCATGTGGATCAACAACAAGGATAATGCGAACAACATCCTTGGTGTGAATGGTTACTTCTACGCTCTGTTCATGCAGGGTTCCCAGCCAAAGCGCACTGAGTGGGGTTATGCTATCATGCATCTCCGTTGCTCACCAGCTACGCTGTATCAGACCTGCTCCTAAGAGCTAACAGATCAAGCGAGGGGAGGCTCATGTCTCCCCTCGCTAATCTCTTTTTGTAACTTTAAAGAAAGATAACTATGGACGAAAATAAAAAAGGTGGTCTTGCGGTTATGATTGGTATGGGTGCAGCTTCTAATGAAGTAGTTTTTACAGCACCAGAAGGAATGGATGTTTCAGAAATGAAAGAAGGCGAGGAGAAAGAAATCCTTGCTATGGTTCGCTATGATGGCGATGGACAATTTACGTTGGTTTCTGTTGATGGCTACCCGCTTGGTGAATCTGGCGAGGAAGAGATGCCAGAAGGATATGAAGAGGGTGAAGAGGAAGAGGTTGAAGAAGAACCTTATCCACAACAGCTTCAATCCCGCGCAGGTTTGGCATAATATGGCACAAGCTCCAAAACACGGAGACTCAGAGCATAATCTTTTGCTAAAAATAGCAGAAAATTTTGGGGCTATTGTTAATATCGGAGATTCAAAAAATAATCTTTTGTATAAGATTGCAGGTACGACATATCAAACTGCGGTTACTCCACCATCTCCTTCATATGATCCAGATGCGTTGGCTTATGTTCAAGCGTCTGGGGCAACTGACATTGATAACATCAATGCGTTTGTTGTAGGTGTAAAGGCATTGGGCCTCTACAGCAGCATGGTATGCTGGCCGCTCCGATCCTCGCAGAACGCAGGGACAGGCTCAACTGCTTACTCGCTGGGGGGGCTGGGGACATACAACGGGACGCTTGTAAACGGGCCGACTTGGGGGGCCGATGGGGTGAATTTTAACGCCGCATCTGCAAGAATCGGCGTGACGGGAACCTTTGCCCAACC